CAGATAATCAGATGATTATTGTTGATGACCGTGACCTGACCCTAAGCTCAATCGACTTGCACATCGGCAAAGCCAAAGCAAAGTTTGGTGACAAGCTAAAAGTTGCTGTGGTTGACTACTTGAACCAGATTGTCTTAGAAGGAAATGACCAGTATGATTGGAAGCCACAGATTGAAGTCAGCAAAAAACTCAAAAACCTGGCCCGGAAATACGAAATTGTCATGGTATCTCCTTATCAAATTGACAAAGACGGCGAGGCGAGATTTGCCAAAGGCATCTTGGACGCAGCGGATATCGCGCTTACAATGGAAGCGCATGATAAAGAAACGAATGCGGTTTCTTTCGAAACAACTAAGATTCGTGGTGGCAAGGAGATGGCTTTCACATGCCCAATTGACTGGGACACACTACGCATCTCGCCACAGAGTGTGGACAAGCCTGCTGCTAAAGAATCGGTTAAGCGAGTGAAAAAGGGGCAGGAAGAAGTGGTTGCAGTTAATGACAGTGGCGCAGATTTACCTTGGAATGCATAATGAGCGACCCAGTACTAGAACTAATTCAAAAGAATGGCCTAGGCTATCAATCCAGTGGTCGCGACTACTTGATCAAGTGCTTGAACCCAGAACATCCTGACTCAAATCCCAGCTTTCGCGTTGATCGTGTAAGTGGAGTTGCACACTGTTTTGCTTGTGGTTTTAAAACCAACCTTTTCAAGTTTTACGGAGTCTTTACCAATCCGGTTCCAGTAAAGATTGCGGCACTCAAAGAAAAGCTAGCCACACTAAAATCATTTGGACGTGAACTGGACTTGCCACAAGGGTACACACCTTGGACTAAAATGTTTCGCGGTATTAGCCCGGCAACACTCAAGCACTTTGGTGCTTTTTATACCAATCAAGTAGAAAAGCTACAAGATCGTATTGTATTTCCCATTCGTGATATTACGCAAAAAACAGTGGTATTTGTTGGCCGTCACACAATGAGTGCTGGCAATCCCAGATATGTTAACTACCCACAAGGTGTAACAATGCCACTGTTTCCAGCACACCTACCCAGTGGTTATTCGTCAATGGTATTGGTGGAAGGCATATTTGATATGCTTAACTTATACGACAATGGCTGCGAAAACGCAGTATGCGCTTTTGGTACTAAAACTCTTCAAAATGACACAAAACAAAAACTGTTACCATTCCGAGCTCAAGGCATCACGCACATCTACTTGCTTTTTGACGGGGACGAGGCAGGTAACAGTGCTGCAAAAGCACTCAAGCCAGTGCTTGAAGCAGAGGGCTTTGTTGTTGAAATCATCGACTTACCAGACGGCACAGACCCCGGCGATTTAGATCGTGAAAATGTCAGGTCGATTGCAGAGTATGTAAACAAATAATGCAAAAAGAAGAATACCTAGATAGCCTGCCAACCTATCGTCTTAAAATACTCCGAGACCAGTGGAAAGACATATGGCTAAAGCGTCCCAACTACTGGATAGCTGAAACAGAATACAAATTGCTAGATGCAATTATCCGTGCCCGAGAGCACAAACAAACTTGAACTATTAGCCCAGATACGCTATAATAAAGTATCACAAGGATTATTACATGAAAATTGCGTTGATTGACAAAGCACCTAACCGTACACGGTATACCGACTATTTTGACTTTGAGTTTGATCACTACCACATGAGTTCGGTGCCAATCACCAAACTGCTTAAAAAAGACGTGGACTTGGTGGTTGACCTAGAGCCTTATGATTTCGTTATCCTGGTAGGTGCAGAAGCCGCCAAAGAATACGCCAAGATTACGTCAGTAACAAACATGGCCGGTCAGCTAGTGGACGATAAGTTTATTGCCATTAGTAACCCGGCTATGCTTGCTTTTAAGCCAGAAGGCAAACCAGACTTTCAACGTGCTTGTGACAAAATTCACAAGTATGTTCGTGGTGAACTACGTGCCACCAAAGTAGTTGGCGATTATGCAGGTATTCAAGATACTGCTGAAGCCAAGCGGTACTTGCGTGAAATCTTAGACAATGCCCAAGGCTATGTTGCCTGGGACACGGAAACAACTGCACTTTACCCACGTGACGGTTATGTGCTAGGGCTGTCGCTGTCATACAAAACACATCAGGGTCGTTATATTGAAACTGATTGTTTAGACGAACTTTGTATTGCATTGCTACAAAAAATTGCCAATACATTCCATCCAGTGTTTCACAACATGAAGTTCGACTTCAAGATGATTAAATATCACCTTGCAATCGACTTTCCACGCGACCGTGTACACGACACAATGGTTATGCACTATGTGCTTGACGAAACTGATAGTCATGGTTTGAAACCACTGGCCCTAAAGTACACCGATTACGGCGACTACGACACACCGCTGGACGAGTTCAAAAAGTCCTACTGTGCCCAGCACGGTATGCTGCAAGAAGATTTTACCTATGACCTTATTCCGTTTGAAACAATCGCTCAATACGCTAGTATTGACACTGCGGTTACATTTGACTTGTTCCATAAATTCTGGCCTATTGTTCAAGCGAACCCCAAGCTACTCAAGGTTTATAGTGAAATCTTAATTCCAGGCACATTGTTCTTGATGGACATGGAAGAAGTAGGCATTCCTGTTAGTCGTGAACGCATGGCTGCTGCTGAAAAGTACTTGGATTACGAAATTGATGAAGCCAAAAAGTTAGTGTATGCATTCCCAGCAGTCAAACAATTTGAACAAGATACTGGTAAGATATTTAATCCCAATAGCGTAATGCAACTTCGTGTTGTGTTATTTGACTATTTGGGACTTAACCCTACTGGTAAAAAGACTGCTACAGGAGCAGTCTCAACCGACGCAGAAGTGCTTGGTGAGTTGTCAGAAGAACACCCACTGCCAGCGGCGATTTTAAAGGTACGTCAACTTGGTAAAATTCAAAATACCTACATTTCCAAGATTCTACCGGAGATTGACCGTGATGGTCGTATCCGCACGAATTTTAATCTTATCTTTACTACTAGTGGTCGTCTTAGTAGTAGTGGGAAGTTCAATGCTCAGCAAATTCCTCGGGACAACCCTATTATCAAAGGTTGTTTACAGGCTCCAGCAGGATATAAGATTGTATCGCAAGACTTGACAACAGCTGAAATGTACTATGCCGCTGTGTTGTCGGGTGACAAGAACTTGCAACAAGTGTTCTCTAGTGGCGGCGACTTCCACTCAACAATTGCCAAAATGGTATTCTCGCTGCCTTGTCCAGTTGAAGATGTTAAAAAGCTGTATGGAAGTATGCGTCAAAGTGCTAAAGCTATTAGCTTTGGTATCTTGTACGGTTCGGGTGCTAACAAAGTTGCTGAAACCGTTACCAAGGGTTTACCAGAAGGCGAAAGCTATCCAGTAGAACAAGCCCGTGACGATATCAAACAATACTTTACAAAGTTCAGCAAACTAAAACAGTGGTTAAATGACAGAAAACGATTCATTGAGCAAAACGGTTACACTTACTCATTCTTCGGACGCAAACGCAGACTACCTAATGTGTTTAGCTCAGATAAAGGCATTGCCGCTCACGAAGTCCGTAGCGGCATTAATGCCGAAGTACAAAGTCTTGCCAGTGATGTTAACTTACTTGGAGCTATGCGAACAGCAAATGAGATTTCGGCAAAGGGCTTAGACGCTAAAATCTTTATGTTGGTTCATGACTCGATTGTTGCGCTTGTAAAAGACGAAGATGTGGTGGAATACTGCGAGATCCTAAAGCGTAACACTCAGCACAGTTGGGGTTGTGAAATCCCTGGCGCACCCATTGGTGTTGACCAAGACGTGGGTGATGACTATAGCTTTGGAGACTGGGAAAAGTTCTATGAATTTAACGGAAATAACCTGGCCCGTGTTCCGGCTAGGTGAGCGTGAGCCACAGCAGCGTGATGGTGTCACATACTACATGGTTAACTATGTTGATGAACAAAATCAAGCTGCTGTGAGCTTTAAAGTCATAGACGATAAAACCGTGCCTGGTAGCACACTGGGCTTGCGCAGACTACACCTAAAATCGCAGGGCGAAAAGCTGTTTGCAATTCGCACTGCGGTTTACTTTTTAGCAGACTTGGTTAAACTTGCAAAATCAAAGACTTGGTTTGTGGATAGTAGTGGTCACACATTTCAGTACCGTAAAACCATACGCGCCAAACTGACCACAAAGCGGATCAAACAAGTTTTACCTGCAAGTGGTCTAGGGTGTGTGGTTGAACTTGTGGGCATTAGCAGCCGTTTTAAATGTATGCGACACCCCACGGAGTTTGAAAGTTATGCCAGAGTCTTACAACACGGCATGGGCTTTATTTTTTATGGCTTTTGTGAAAAATCAGAGCCAGATAGTTGGAGAATGGTCTAATGCCTAAAGCAGTAATATCAAACCGTATTTACATGGATAACCCTGGTGTAGAACATACCAAGCGGGTTATTAGTGCACTTACCTACAAAATCAAAAAAGACACTGGTGCTAAAAAGTTTAGTCCCATAGAAACTATCAAAAACTACAAAGTATTGCCCAAAGGTATTCTAAGTATCCCACAAGGCCGCTTAGACTTAGTGCCCGAAGATTATGAAATCATTGATAAACGAGTGCTTGAGGCAGTACCTTTTCCAACGCCTAAATTTGGTTTACGACCCGAGCAGCAAGTGGTTTATGACCCAATCGACGACACCTGTTTTATCAATGCCCTTGTGGGATGGGGAAAGACTTTTACAGCCTTACACCTTGCACACAAGTTTGCCCAAAAAACTCTTGTTATTACCCACACTGCCGCACTCCGAGACCAGTGGTGTGAAGAAATCGCCGTGTTATTTGGGCAAGAACCCGGCGTTATTGGTGGTGGACGAGTGGACTACGCCGACCACTTTATCACGGTCGCCAACATACAAACCCTTGTTAAGCATGCTGGTGATTTGGCTAAGGAGTTTGGGTGTATTATCTTGGACGAAGCGCACCACTGTCCTGCCACTACATTTGCACAAACAGTGGACGCTTTCCATGCACGTTACAGAATCGCCCTATCGGGCACAATGATTCGCAAAGACGGCAAGCACATTTTATTCGGCGATTACTTTGGACCACTAGTCTATAAGCCGCCACAATCACATACGCTAACACCCACAGTACACATTGTTAAAAGTGGCATTACACTCAAGCCAGGAGTAACCTGGGTGGAGAAAGTATCGGAACTGTTGGAGTCAGAAAAGTATCGTGAGTTTATAGCTGCACTAGCACTCATGCATATTCAAGAAGGCCACAGTGTGTTGGTTATTGCAGACAGAGTAGAATTTCTACACAAAGTAAAGGAATACATTGGTGAAGATTGCGCGGTTGTTACAGGCGATACCGAATACGAAGAACGACAACTTGTTAAGCAGCAAGTGCTTAGTGGAGAAAAGCGTGCCATTGCGGGTAGTAGGCAAATCTTCTCAGAAGGCATATCTATTAACTCGCTTAGCTGTGTGATTCTTGCCGCCCCAATGAGCAACGATAGTTTGCTAGAGCAAATTGTGGGCAGGGTACAGCGTATGCATGACGGTAAACTAAATCCACTAGTAGTGGACATTAACTTTGCTGGCTATGCTGATAAAAAACAAAACAATGACAGACTTGCGCTTTACTTACGTAAAGGCTGGCAGGTAATAACGGTATGATAAATTTACACTTGTCAAACGTTGGTCAATGTAGTATAATATAGTCTTAGCAACACATTATGGCCTTATTCTTCAACTTAGAACTACTGGAGTCTGAAACCAACTGTGACCCTAAATTAATGCTACAAATGTTGGAACGGCATTCTGGCAAAAAACTAATACCGAAAAACCATCGCGACACAAATAATTACCGCAACCTTGTCGGACACAGTTTTTTACTAGACGCCGCTTCACTTTTTGATGACACCACGGATATAGCTTTTAAAGCACAATATATTCGACTAGCAGGAAGACGCGATTATAGCTTGTACAAATTGTACAAAGTTACCCATTTAGACTTGAGTTATTTCAAAGACCTAGACTTAGATACACTTGCACACAATCCCCTGCTCAAAATAACACAAAACAAAATATATTTCAAATACGAGAATTAAACAATGGCAATTTCATTTAAAAACACCAAAGGCAAAGCAATTTCCAACAAAGTTGAGGCTTTTGAGTACAAAGACGGCGAAAACACAGTCAGATTGATTGGCGGCGTACTGCCCCGTTATATTTACTGGTTGAAGGGTGCAAACAACAAAGACATTCCAGTTGAATGCTTGGCTTTTAGCCGTGACAAAGAAAAATTCGACAATGTGGAAGTCGATCACGTTCCTACCTACTTTCCAGACTTGAAGTGCTCATGGTCGTACACAGTTAACTGTATTGACCCCAAAGACGGCAAAGTCAAAGCACTTAACTTGAAAAAGAAACTGTTTGAGCAAATTGTAAGTGCAGCCGAAGACTTGGGTGACCCAACCGATCCAGACACAGGCTGGGATGTTGTGTTCAAGCGTACCAAAACAGGCCCACTGGCTTTTAACATCAGCTATGATCTAAGTGTGTTACGTTGCAAGCCACGCAAGCTAACTGATGCTGAACGTGCTGTGGCTGACGAAGCCAAGTCCATTGACGAAAAGTACCCACGTCCAACCGAAGCCGAAGTACTAGCAACCCTGGTAAAAATTACCACAAACACTGACGACGGCGACGCAGGCGATGACGCTGCTCAAGAAGCTGTTAAAGAACTAGGTTAAACAACACATAGCCCGCTAAACTTAAAAGCTTAGCGGGCTATTTTGTCTCGTATAATATGAAAATACTCTTTACAGCAGACGTACACATCAAGCTGGGTCAAAAGAATGTTCCAGTTGCCTGGGCTAAAAATCGCTTCAAAATGTTTGTTGAGCAGTTTGCAGAAATGCAAGAATCAGCAGACTTGGTAATCATAGGTGGTGACGTGTTTGACAGACTACCAACCATGGACGAAGTAGAACTCTACTTTGACTTTGTGGAGTCATTTACAAAGCCCACACTGATCTATCCAGGCAACCACGAAATGTTGAAAAAAGACACAACATTTTTAACAAACCTAAAAAGGTCCACACATCGCTTAAACCCACTGGTAAGTGTAATTGACGATTACTACCAAAATTGCGGCTTTGACATTGACATTATTCCCTACAACAAGCTAAAAGATTACGAAAAGAATGGCAGAGCTTTTGTGGGCCGTATTCTTTGCACACACGTTCGTGGCGAGATTCCACCACACGTTAAACCAGAAGTAGACTTGGACATATTTGCCAGCTGGCAGGTTGTCTTAGCCGGTGACCTACACAGTTATGAAAACTCTCAAAGAAATATTCTTTACCCTGGTAGCCCTTATACTACTAGCTTTCATCGTTCCAGGGTTGATACCGGTGCTATTCTGCTTGATGCTAGTAGCTTGGAACATCAGTGGCTTAAATTCAACTTGCCGCAACTCATTAAGCGAACAATTGCCGCAGACGAAACGCCAGTTCCCACAGACTTTGATCATACCATGTACGAAGTCCAAGGCGACATGCAAGAGCTTGGAGAATTAGCCGATAGTGAGCTTATTTCTTCAAAAGTTCTCAAACGTGATACTGATAGTGCACTAATCCTAGACCCTGAAATGTCGCTGGATGCAGAAGTTCGCGAATACTTAACTTATATCTTAGAATTACCAGAACCCACAATTGACAAGGTTCTCAAGGAGATGCAAAATCATGCAGAAAAACTCACCTAAATCAGCGCAAGTATGGTCACAAACAAACTGCCCTGCCTGCACCGAAGCCAAGCGACTGCTGGACTTACATGGTATTGCAATCGAAGAACGTATGTTGGGTATTAACGGCTACACTAAAAAAGACTTAATTGAGCTAGTTCCACAAGCACGCAGTGTTCCACAAATTTTTGTAGATGGTGTGTATGTTGGTGGCTTACAAGAACTAAAACGAAAACTCGCACATGATAACAATAAAAACACTAGCATGGTCTAATGCTTTCAGTTACGGCGCGGACAATTCTATTGATTTTTCCAATGCACAGCTAACGCAGCTGGTAGGCAAAAACGGCCACGGTAAAAGTTCTATTGCACTTATCCTAGAAGAAGTCCTGTTCAACAAGAATTCAAAGTCAATTAAAAAAGCCGATATTATCAATCGCTATGTTGACAGCAAACACTACGAAATCTCGCTGGTGTTTGAAAAAGACGGCACAGAGTACACAATCAACACACGTCGTGGTAGTACTCAAACCGTTAAGCTGTTTCGTGGTAGCACAGACATTAGTGCACACACCAGCACACAAACTTACAAAGCCATTGAAGAAATCTTGGGATTTGATCACAAGAGCTTTAGTCAGATTGTGTATCAGTCAAATGCTGGTAGTCTAGAGTTTTTAACTGCACCTGACACAGCACGTAAAAAGTTCTTAATTGAAATCTTGAACTTGGGCAAGTATACTCAAGCACAAGAAGTTTTTAAGGAAACTGCTCAAGAGCTAAGCCGTGATATTGCCAAAGTGCAGGCTCAAGTAGACACTGTTAATGCTTGGTTAACCAAGTATGCCAACACAAACCTGTTACCTAAACCGCTGCAAGCAGTTCCCACAGTTCCAGATGAACTGGTAACTGGTAGTGCTGAGCTTGAAACGCAAATTGGTAGCTTAGAAGCTATTAATAAACGTATCACGCAAAACAACACTTATCGCCAGCTACAGTCAAAAATCAAGCTGTTTCCAATTCCTGAAAAGCCCAGTGAAGATGTGCGTCCATTGGTTACCGAAAGCACTCAGCTAGACAAACAAGTAGTTGAGCATTCAAAAACAATTCGTGATTCGCAAGCATTTGTTAAAAAGATTGCTGCACTGCACGGAACGTGCCCGACTTGTTTACAAGAGATTGATGAAGCCAAGATTGCTGAACTAGTAGCTGAGCAAGAAAAAATTCAAGACTTTGCACAAACCAGCAATATGGCACTAACAGCACGTATTCGTGAACTAGACGCACTACGTGCAGATATCGTCAAACGTACTCAAACCTGGGAAAACGCAAACAAGTCCAGTGAAGAATGGGAAAAGTACCATGCACTTATTGACCCAGAAATCAGCACAGACTTGTTAGACAAAAACGAACTGGATTCAAAGTTTCAAGCACTGCAAACTGCAATCAGCAACTTAAAAACTGCGATTGCACAAGCCGAAAAGCACAACTTGGCTGCTAGTGCACACAATGCGCGTGTGGAGTCATTGAGCACTCAGATCACTGAAATGAATAGTGAGTTGGAAACCTACAGCACAAACTTACACGAGCTATCAGAGCGCATGAGTACTGTTAACGTGCTAACAAAAACGTTTTCAACCACTGGCTTAGTGGCTTACAAAATTGAGTGCTTGGTCAAAGACCTAGAAGAAATCACAAACAGCTACTTGGTTGACTTGTCAGACGGTCGTTTTCAAATTGGTTTTAAAATTTCGGCTAGTGATAAACTAAATGTGGTTATCACAGACAATGGTCGTGATATTGAAATACTGGCACTAAGCGGTGGTGAACGTGCCAGAGTTAACGTAGCCACATTGTTAGCTATTCGCAAACTAATGCAGACCCTAAGTTCAAGCAGAATTAACTTGTTGATCTTGGACGAAACAGTTGAGGCACTGGATGTGGATGGCAAAGAACGACTAGTAGAAGTTCTACTAGGCGAAGAACACCTAAACACCTTTTTGGTATCGCATGGATTTACACATCCCTTACTAGAAAAGGTAAATGTTGTCAAACACAACAACATATCACAAATCGAGGTATAATATGATTAAAATTGAACGAAGCACTGCGGTTAAACCAACCATTATGCGAAATGGTGTGCGCCAACCAGTAACACTAAACATGACGGTTACCGCAGAGGAACTGGCCAGCTTAACTGCTGAAAGTGGCACAGTTACCTACAGCGTAGACGAACTGGAGGTTAAGACTGTTGACTTTCGATCAGTCCCCGCCCCTGAGCCAATGGTTGACACAGCCCCAGCCGCTGAACCTGTGGCTGCCGCCAAGGTTGCCAAGCCCATCGTACAACCTGCACGTAAAACTGCCAGTGCGACGCAAGCGTAATGGTCGTTGATGCCCGAGCAAAAGGTGCGCGCACAGAAACTGTGGCACGTGACCTCTTGCGTAAACACACCGGTTTAGGGTGGGAGCGAATACCTGGAAGTGGTGCCCTAGACCCCAAGCATTTGCTAAAAGGCGACTTATACGTTCCAGGACGCACTAATTTGTGGTGCGTGGAAGTAAAAGGCTATGCCGAAGACCATCTTACTTCACAACTGCTTACCTCAAAAACTCCGCAACTAGTAGAATTTTGGCAGCAAACCATACGTCAAGGCCAGCAGGTTAGTAAAAAGCCACTGTTAATATTTAAGTTTAATCGAAGCAAGATTTTTGTGGCTTTTGAAGATATGCCAAACAGCGATGCTTATCGCTGCATTTACTACAATCATGAAAGCCATGAGTTCTATATAGCACTCCTAGAAGATTGGTTGCAGCATGAGCATCCAGAATTTGTAACTTGAAATACTTTGGTTTTTGGTGTATAATATACACTTAACCACAAAGAATACACCATGAGTATTACATTTAAAAAAGCCACAGAATCAAACAACACGCTGCTGGTTGTTGATGCCTTAAACTTAGCTTTTCGTTACAAGCATAGTGGAGCCACAGATTTTGCCACTGATTATATTCGCACAGTAGACAGCTTAAAAAAGTCTTATAAAGCATCGCACGTTATCATTACATGTGACCAAGGTAGTTCTAGTTATCGCAAAGCACTTAGTCCTGAGTACAAGCAAAACCGCAAAGACAAACAAGAACAGCAAACAGATGCAGAACGTGCAGCTTTTGAACTGTTCTTTGAAGACTTTTTAGCAACTATTGCCACTATCGAAACCACAACCAGCTATCCAGTGCTAAAGTTTCAAGGCGTAGAAGCCGACGACATTGCTGCTTATATTGTATCACAAAAGTCTAAGCTTAGCACAGACGATATCTGGCTTATCAGTTCAGACCGTGACTGGGATTTGCTAGTACAACCCGGCGTCAGTCGATTCAGTTACGTTACACGCAAAGAAGTTACCCTTGACAACTGGAATGACCACTATGAATTCAATCCTGAAGATTACATTAGTATTAAGTGCCTTACAGGTGACAGCGGCGACAATGTTGCTGGTGTCCCTGGTATTGGGCCTAAACGAGCAGTTTCACTTGTGGCTGAGTATGGCAGCACTTACGACATTATCGCAAGTATTCCACTACCAGGCAAGTACAAGTATATTCAAGAGCTAAACAAGTGCAAAGACACACTAATGCTTAACTACCAGCTAATGGACTTGGTAACACACTGCCGTGAAGCCATTGGTGACCCCAACATCAAACAAATCGACCAAATCTTAGAACTTTACCTACAATGAGTAACCAATTTTATATTAGCAGCGGCAGCAGCAGCAGCAACTGCATCACAGAACCCACAATTGACTGCCAACTACAGCCAGGCGCAAAACTACCACAACGTGCACATCCCAATGACGCTGGTGCAGATTTGTTTGCACTTGAAGCACATGAAATTTATCCCGGCGAACAAAAACTTGTGGATACAGGAGTAGCGGTCAAAATTCCACAAGGGTTCGCAGGCTTTATTTATAACAGGAGCTCGCAAGGGAAACGTGGGATTACAATCCCACATAGTGTTGGCGTAATAGATGCTGACTATCGTGGAAATTTAAAAGTTTTGCTAAAAAATATTTCGGAAGACCCTTATGCGATTGAGGCTGGAGACCGAATTGCACAACTGGTAGTGCAGCGAGTAGAACTTCCCACATTCCGTGATGCATGGAATGACACACAACGCGGTACTGGCGGTTTTGGTAGTACCGGACAATAACTGAGAAAATATTATGAAACATTTTGTATTAATGCTGTTAGTGGCCACACTAACAGCTTGTGGCGGTGGCAACACCCCAGAATTGCCAAAAGCAGTAAAGCTGTCTGACAAAGCCATTGCTGAGTTGCCCACACCTTTTGTGTTAGGTCCATCAGGAACTGTTGCAGTACCTGAAATCCCTGTAGTAGGTCCAGGTCCAGCAGCTCAACTGCCTTTTGTAATTGGTCCGGTAAAAGGCCCACAGGTTACACTAACACCTACGGTGGTAATTGGGCCTAGTCCAGTTATCCAACCCACAATTAACTACTGCACAGACGGATTTGTAGTTGGACCTTGTGTAAAATTAGATTCTACCTGCAAGCCAGATGCGAGTGGATTCGTAGCAGGTCCCTGTACTCAATAAATCAAGGAAATAAATGAACCTACCATCAACACGAGCACAAGTAATTACACGTCGTACATACAACCGCCCTACCTCAGACGACGGAAAACAATTTGAAACATGGGCAGAAACAGTTGCACGTGTTATTGACCACCAACAGTGGTTGTGGGAGCGGGCAGTTGGTCGTGACTTAAACGACCTAGAATACTCGGAACTTTATGATCTTGAGCAACTAATGCTAGATCGCAAAGTGCTAATGAGTGGTCGCACACTGTGGCTTGGCGGCACTAACGTAGCCAAAACACGTGAAGCATCTCAGTTCAATTGCAGCTTTACACACGTTGAAACAATCTATGACGTAGTAGACGTCTTATGGTTGTTGCTACAAGGTTGCGGCGTTGGATTTAAACCAATTGTAGGAACGCTAAATGGATTTTCAAAGCCAATCAAGAACATTCGAGTGGTTAGAAGCACACGCACTGCCAAAGGTGGCAATGAGCACAACGTTGAGTACTGGGAACCAGACACCAAAACCTGGACAATTCAAATCGGAGACAGTGCAGAAGCCTGGGCAAAGTCAATTGGCAAACTACTGGCTGGAAAATATTCCGCTGATACGCTCGTACTCGACTTTTCGCAACTACGACCAGCAGGTGAAAGACTAAAAGGCTATGGATGGATTTCAAGTGGCGACAGTGCTATATCCACTGCATACGTGGCTATTGCAAATATCCTCAACGGCCGTGCTGATAGTTTACTTACTCGGATGGATATCCTCGATATTGTTAACCACCTGGGTACTATTCTATCTAGTCGTCGTAGTGCCGAGATCGCTTTATTTGACTATGACCAGCCAGAATGGGAAGAATTCGCAGTAGCCAAAAAAGACTGGTGGTTGCATAATAACCAGCACCGCACACAATCAAACAACAGTTTAGTATTTAAAAAGAAACCACTAAAAACCGACTTAGAACGCATCTTTGGGATGATGACTGAAGCCGGTGGTAGTGAACCAGGATTTATCAATGAAGTTGAAGCACTCAGACGCGCTCCGTGGTTTAAGGGAGCCAATCCATGCGTTGAAATCTTACTCGGTAATAAGGCTTTCTGTAACCTTACCGAAACTGACATTGCCAAGTTCAAAGGCGACACTGCCGGTTTGCACAACGCTATACGACTGGCAGCTCGTGCCAACTACCGACAAACGTGTGTTAACCTTCAGGACGGCATTCTTCAAGAGTCTTGGCACCTTAACAACTATTTCTTACGACTTTGCGGTGTAGGCTTAACTGGTATTGCAATGCGTCCTGACATGGGCAGCTATGACTATGAATACTTAAAGCGTACTGCCACATCGGCTGCTGTGGGTATGAGTTTAGAACTGGGTTTACCTGCTCCCAAGAACGTAACTTGTATCAAGCCTTCAGGCACTCTCAGCAAAATCATGGATTGCCCAGAAGGAGTACACAAACCACTAGGAAAGTACATTTTCAACAATGTTCAGTTTAGCAAACATGACCCGGTGGTTGAAAAACTACGTCAAGCGGGTTACCGTGTTATTAATCATCCTGTTGATGATTCTGGAGTTCTTGTTACGTTTCCAGTAATGTGGGATGGAGTTCCATTTGATAAAGTTGACGGCAAAGAAGTTAATATCGAATCAGCTGTGGTACAGTTGGAGCGTTACAAACTATTGCAAACTAGTTGGAACCAACAGAACACATCAGTAACTATTAGTTATGATCCCGGCGAAATTCCTGCGATCATTGACTGGTTGTTACTAAACTGGGATTGTTATGTGGGTGTGAGTTTTATCTATCGCACAGACCCTACTAAAACTGCCAAAGACCTTGGATACTTATATCTTCCACAAGAAGTAGTAACAGAAGAAACTTACCACGAGTACGTTAAAACACTTTTAACAGTAGACTTAAATAACACCAACAGTTTTGACGAAATTACCGATGCAGAGTGCGCCACGGGAGCCTGTCCTATAAAATGACGTAGTAAAAATTTGTACTTGAAATATTGTGTCCAAAATAGTATAATATAAAATATTTGTTAGGACACAATATTATGACTATAGGCATTTATTTACTAAAATTTAATGGAACTAATAAAGTTTATGTGGGTCAATCTCTGAGAATAGAAGAAAGATTGACTAAACATAAATACAACCTAGCAAATAATATTGCCTCAATTAAATTGCAGCAAGCTTATTTATTATATGGTGTACCTTACTTAGAAGTATTACTAGAGTGTACTTTAGAAGATAATTTAGATATGCTTGAAAATGAGGCTATTGAGATTTTTAATTCTGTTAATAATGGATTTAATATTAACTCAAAGGCGGGCGGCGGAGGTACTGGACTACAGGGAGACGCACACCCTAATTCCAAGTACTCAAAAGAAACAATACTTACAGTTTTTAAAAATCTTTTACTGGACATTCCGTTTAAGGATATTGCAAAAACTACTGGAGTAGAAATTTCTACTATTCGCGATATATCAAAAGGTAAATCACATAAATGGTTAGCTTCACTATACTCAGAAGACTATGAATGTTTACTTAGTCTGAAACATAATAGGTCAATTAATACCGCTAAACATAAAAATATAAAGTACCCTATTATACTATCACCAAATAACACTGCATACACTATAAGTAATCTTAGCGAATTTGCTAGACAGCATGATCTTAATAAGAGCCACTTATGTGGAGTCTTAAATAAGGTAAGAAAAACCCATAAAGGCTGGAAACTAGCCTAAACCAACTAACCAACCATAAACATGAACGATATTAAAATCAACCTTTCTGACCTGTCTGTTGACGAAGTTAATGCTATCCTAGCCGGACTGCAAGAACTGCCTGCTAAAATCTGCAATCCGCTATCTCAAAAAGTTCGCGCACAAGCAGAAGCCCAGTTGCCACAACCAGCACCACAGCCAGCAGCCGAATAAATAGGCAAAGAAAAAGCCCCCGCATCAGAAGATTCGGGGGCTTTTTTGTCGTCAAATTTTTGTAGGGTGCGCCAGTGCACTTGCCCAAAAATATCCTGCATAATTTCTTATTACCGTGCATTTTTGCTCCTGGAACCCTAAAAGTTGTGTTGCACTACATACCATTTTGTTGTATAATTATATCAGTTCTTAAATTTTAGGAACTGCGCAGTGATACGCAGTATCATATCTATCCACAACACAGAAATTTATTTATATGGATGATAACACAACTGGCGTACCTGTTTCCCCGGCTGCAACCGAGGAAGCTATGGAAGCGCTTAAAAAACAGGCTAGTTTTGCTGACCAATATTACAAGCAACTAGTATATCAAGCAAAAGAAACTTTAAAGGAGCCTAAAATGGCAGAAGTAATGACACCCGGTATGATTATGGGTATGGGCGGTAGCAATGATGGTGGTTTCGGCGGAGGCGGTTTAATCGGCGGTCTTATCCTAGGAAGCCTACTACGCAACAACGGTAACTTACTAGGTGGAGACGGTAGTGGTGCAGCCCTAGGCGCTACACTACGTAATCCACCAGAACAAGACATGGCTAATATGAGCTTAATGCAAAGTATTGGTCAAGTTGACAAGGCAGTAGCTGTATCAACAGCAGCAATGGAAGCCTCACAAGCTAACCAAACTATTGGTATTAACGCAGCACTAAATGCAGTTACTCAGGGATTGTCTCTACGTATTGACAACGTAAAAGACGTAGTTAATCAAAATGCAGTTGCACTAATGCAAGGTCAAGCAGCGATTAACCAGAACGTAATGGAAAATCGCTATGAACTAAGCAAAGATATTAGTGCTGACGGTGAAAAGACTCGTGCACTGATTACTCAGCAATACGAATTAAACCTACAGCGTCAACTAGCTGATGCTAATGCAGCTATTATTGAGCTACGTAGCCGTGAGTTTAGTGGCGCTGCTGCACGTGGTGTTGAGGTTACAACAACCAACAACATCAACCAGATGCAACAACAGCAACAAACTCAAGCTCAGTATGGCCAATTGGCCAACTTGATCTGGAGCTTAGGTCAGAGCATTCGCAGCGAAAATGCTGCAATCAACGTTGGAAGCGGAACACAAACTGCTAACCCAAGCAACACAAATACTAACATTCGTTAATATTGCTAGCCCCCGCAGCCACAAGCCGTGGGGGCTTTTTTGTTAAGGAACTAACATGCAATATCAAACAATGCCATTTGGCTGGAGTATGCCACCGTACTTGCCGCTTCCTCCAACAATTGATGACCGTGACTTGTTTATAAACAGTGTGGTAAACGGCGGCCCAGGTACGCCTGGACCAGAAGGGCCCGCAGGTCCGCCAGGGCCGGCAGGTGTAGGAGTTGCCGGAGCAGAAGTAACTGATAATCCAGGGGACTTACTATTACTGCTAACTGATGGTACAATAGTGAATGCTGGGCCTGTAATAGGGCCACCAGGACCACCAGGACCACCAGGACCACCAGGACCTGGCAAAGGTTGTGTGTGCAGTACTGTGACTATTACCGAAGACTATTGTGCTAGTGAAACCGATTGCTATATTGGTGCACAGCTAAAAGATAAAGCAACGGTTACACTACTCAACTCAGTACCTTCAGGTACCAAACACACAATCAAATTAGAATTTGGAGCACCTGTTGGTAATCGAAAATTAACGGTACAACCAGAAGCACCAGCACTAATAAATGGTGTTACCGCAATTACAATGACGACTCCTTATGAGTCACTTAATGTAATTTACAACAACAACAACTGGTGGACAATATAAGGAATAATATGGAAGACCTAAAACTTGCACTTAAAAGTGCTTTTGCAACAACTTATGCGTTCTTGGTGAAGTCTGAAAACTTTCACTGGAATGTAACAGGACCAGACTTTATGCAGTATCATGAACTGTTTGGAAATATTTATGACGAGGTAGATGATGAGCTTGACGATTTTGCTGAGCGTGTTCGTGCTTTGCGCTGTTGGGTGCCTGCTAGCTTTTCACAACTTGCAGAACACTCAACGATTGCTGACACTTTGGAAGTGCTACCAAAAAATGAAATGTTGCGCACACTATACGTTGACAACGGAAAAGTACACGAAGAACTCATAAAGGCTTATGCGCTAGCTGAGCAGTATGGTGAGCATGGATTAAGTGCTTTTTTAAGTGAGCGTATTGATGCACATCGCAAACATGGCTGGATGCTTTACTCAAGCATGGCTGTTTAAACAAAAGCCCGCAACTATTGCTAGTTGCGGGCTTTTTTATTGTGTGTCCTCTAGACTATCTTCGTCGTCAACGTCATCATAGTCAATTATACCTTCAGGTGCTAGCTCACTAAATACCAGTACTAATATATCACGATAAGGTTGTTCGACCAAATGTAAGTCTAACAAGTAAGTGTCTAAGTGATTGTTGCGTAGCAGTTGTGCATGATACATAAACTGACCGAAAGCATCTAAGCTTTCGGAAATATTTTCGTTAGCGTAGTTTTCTATGGTTTGTGCTGCTGCCATTAGCATCATGTGTGGAATCTGCGATTTTGTAACTGTTACCAAGCGCAATGCTTTGGCTTCACGTGCACGCATAATTTGATTACGCTTGCTAGTACTCCACGAGTATCCACCATCACCACCCCACAAGTCCCAGGCTACTCGACCTTTGCTTGGAAAACCTTCTTCACCACTGCGAAATCCTGTTGCTTTTTTATCAGGTTCATGACGGCTAAAAAAGCTGTACATGCGTAAGACAACACTTTCCGAAAGTGGTTCACGATCTTTGAGTTGATTAGCTCTGGCCAAACCAACTAGCGTACCGCCAGGCTCGCCGTCTGCTTTCCACTTTAAGGCACGTTTAGCGGCAGTTGCCATGCCGGTTGTTGGTTTGTATGTTTTTGCCATATTTATCTATAAGCCATAATAATTTGTTTACACATCTTTGAACGAACAATGTCTTCGTCAAGAAATTCTACCACTTCGATACCTTCAATACCATCTAGGCGCTCTACGGCATCAATTAAACCAGAAGCGTCGCCTATGTCGCTTTGACATTCGTCACCACTAAAAATCATCTTGCAGTTCTTGCCAATACGTGAAAGCAACATTTTCATTTCTTCACGTGTGCAGTTTTGTGCCTCGTCTACTAGCACAATGCAGTTGTCAAATGTAGTACCGCGTAAGAATCCTAGTGGAGTAGGATCAATGTCTTTGGTCTTTAAACAATACTCATAAAAGCCTTTGCCCAAGGCACGGGTAAAGATTGCGTCAAAAGGCAGCAAGTATGGTGCGTACTTTTCTTCCAGTGTACCAGGTAGGAAGCCTAGGCCCCTGCCGGTTTCGATATTTGGACGGGTTAAGATAACCTTGTCTACGCGTTTATAGTACAACTCTCTGGCAGCATAGTTAGCTGCAATAAAAGTTTTACCAGTGCCTGCACTACCTATTCCAAATATAACGTCATTGTTCTCAATTGCATCTAGATATTCACTTTGTACAAAGTTTAGTGGTTGAACTTCTTTAAAGGTATAGTTGCGTTGAGGCTGAGGCTCTTCAAAGCCTTCGTGCTTACTTTGACGCAGTCTAGATTTTTCTGCCTGTGTGGGGCGCTCACTAGACTTTTTTGCTGGAAAGGTGCGATGTGATTTACCACTAT